TTGCATTTGCCAAGGAAATTATTTGCCCATTAACGCTTGGTTATTTTTCTTTGGAATCAATTAACAATTTTTTAGATACAATAACATTTGTTAATAAAAACATTGGACCAACAATAAATCACAAAATTGATCTTGCGGGAATCCTTTTAACTTTTTTTGATACGCGAACAAAATTATCAAAAGAAGTTTATGAAAAAATTAAAGATATTTTTGGCGACAAAGTATTTGATACAACAATTCCGCAGAATATAAAAATTAATGAATCGCAAAGTAATGGAAAGGCAATTTTTGATTACGATAAAGAATGTAAGGGAAGCATAGCTTATTTAAATTTATCTAAAGAAATTCTAAAAAGAGGAGCATTATGAACAATATGAATAAAGCTGCAAAAGATATTAAGAAGAAGCTGACATTAAACGACTATACTTCAAGCCAGCACCCTCAAGATGACAAAGCGGTTGAACAACTTGTTGTTAAGCCTGCGGAAGAAAAAACACCTTTAATAAGCAATTGCAGTCAAACCGCTAAGCCAGCAGAATCTTGCAAGTCATGCAAGCATGAAAGTATGGTTCCTAAATTGAAGGCTACTTTTTACTTAGATTCAGATGCGAATAAATATCTTACGGAAGTATATATAAACAGATTAAAGAATGATAAAAAAACAGATAGGTCTGCTTTAATATGTGAAGCCATAAAACTTTTATATAAAAATGAATTTTAAGGTCGTGACAAAATGTCACGGGTTGAACTGTCGACAAATTGTCGGCAACTGAAATTATAAATATCAGAGTAGAATTTGTTAGATTTGATAAAAGGGAGTATTACTGAAAGCGTAGCTATCATTTTTTTACTCTTACTTTTTAATTTTTACTCTAATTTACCGTGAACTTCAGAATTTAAAATATAAGCCTTACTAATATAGTTCATAAAATATTTATCAATCATCCATAGGACTACAAGACATGTTCTTAGAATTTAAACTGTTGATTTTATGTAGCTTATAAGCTACAATATAAATATGGGATTAATAAAAGTTATTTTATATGAATTACCTTCCGGCAAAATACCATATAAAGAGTGGTTTCTAGAGTTTGATGAGCAGGAAAAAGCAATATTCACAAAAAGAATCAACCGTGTTGTTCTCGGAAATTTTGGTGATTGTAAACCAATCAAATCTGCTAAAGGTATTTGGGAACTAGTAATAGATTATGGACCGGGATATAGAATTTATTTTGCAAAAGAGAAACAAACAATAGTGATATTACTTTGTGCTGGGGAGAAAAAAAGCCAACAGCGCGATATAGAGAAAGCAAAAAAATATTGGCAAGATTATAGGGGATTGGAGAAAGAATATGAATAAAAAAAGAAGACATTTAAAATATGATGATTTTTTAAATGAACAGCTAAAAGATAATAAATTTGCATTGGCATATCTTAAAGAATCAATGAATGACGAAGATGAAAGAATTTTTCTATTAGCTTTAAAACAAGTTCTTAGCGCACAAGGTGAGAACATCTCTCAATTGGCAGAGGATGCAAAAATAAATAGAGAACATCTTTATCGAATCTTTTCCAAACGAGGAAATCCAACTTACACAAAATTGAAATCAATCTTAAAGAATGTAGGACTAAGGCTTACTGTTGAGCCCTATGAGCTGTCAAAAAAATAATTAGTTATAGTTAGTTTTTAAAAACATATGATCCTCTGATCCTCGCTTGTCGCTTATAGCTACATCACCATCAATTAACGGATTTAAGATTTCTTTGCAATTTCCTCTTCCGGTTGCCTTACATGCAAATGAAATAACTTTAATTTTGATATCGTCCCATGGTTTACATTGAATGTAATTTGTAATAATGAATATAATCAAAAGTTTTTTCATACTACTCCTCCACATTAGAGAATAATTTATCAGATTTGTTTTTGCATATTCAATAAAATTGGTTAGATACATAAAGAACGATGCCATTGGATCTATGTGTTCCTAAAATATATTAAGCTAGCTGAGGCTATGCTTTGGGCTTCGCCTCAGTAGCATTCTCAAAAAGAAAAACTATTCTTTATCTTCAACAGCTTTATTTAAATCATTAACATATTTTGCGATAACATTACCTCTTCTTGCAGCTGCTAGTTTTAATACATTTCTTAAATGAGTCTGGATGCCCTTGTGCTGTAATGCACGTATTACTTTTTCAGTGGCAACTGTACCTGCGGCTGCAGCCGGAACTAATACACCGGATTTATATCCTACACCCAACAAAGCTAACGTTACGGGATTCATTTTTTTCAATTGAGTTGGTGTTAAGCTTTCACTCAAAAATTCATAAATTTTAGACGATTCGTTTAATCCTGCATTAATGGAGGCCGCGCGTTCAAAAGGTTTTGAAAATGATTCTTTAGCTGTTGAACTTAATATTTTATTAAGATCTTTTGTTGCATTAGAAAGATATTTTTCAACTCCTGAACTGGAAGAAGAATCTTTTGCTAGATCATTAATGCTTGTATATAAATTCATAACATCTGTAGCCGGAGCTTTGTTTCCAACAATCTTGGAATCCAGATTTACAAGTTCATCTATTACTTTATCCTTTTTAGGATTTGCAGCTCCTTTTTTTAACTCATTATATAAAGTGTTCATTGGCGTTTGTAATTCTTTGGCAGATACTTCAACATTATTTGCATTAGATTTAGCAATATTAAATAGTTTATCTGCAGCCGTTCCAAGGCGGGTGGCTTGTACAATTGATGGAGCAACAAGGGTTACCATCTTTGCGACTTGCGCTTCTTCAGGTGATAGTCCTGCGGCTTCAGCTCCAATTTGTACAGCATTTATCACGCCCGAAGTTTTAAGTGCTTTTGCAAATGGTATTTTCCCAAAAAAGGAAAATGGTGTTGCTAATGTCGCAAGATCTGAAACAAATTCATTAGCATATCTTTCCGTATAGCTTTTTGGTTCTAAATATTTTTCAGGTAAATATTCCGATACTTTTTTTTGTATTTGTGATGATGTTGGAGGTGAAATTGGCAACTTATTTTGAACTTGTTCATAGTTCGGTATTGCTCCACCAGTTAAATAATTACCTGCTCCAAGACCAAGCTGTAATAGGTTGCCCGGTGCTCCTGCTGCACCTGCTAAAGCAGAAGTGCCTAAAGCTGTAGCATTTCTTAAAGCAGATTCAGGCAAAGATTCTTCATTCATTTGGTTCGCAACCGTTTGCCGGATTGATGGCGTCTGCGCCAATCTAACTTTATCCATTGCAGAACCGGGAGCTTCATTCAAAATTGTGTCAGTCACTGAATCGGAAGTAGAATCTAATTCTTTTTTTGTCGAAGAAGATGATCCTTCTTTTTTTAGTGCATGTATTTTTCTTTTAATTAATGATTCAAAATTATTTGGTTCCTTTCCTCCGTGCTCATTGAGAATTTCTTCACGTGCACGTTCTGATAACAAAACTTCATCAACATTTTTTAGTATATTCTGCAATAATGATTTCTGAGTTCCTATTTTTTGCAGTAAGTGCGGTTTCATTAACTGTGCCAATTTGAGCTTGAATGATGTTACTGGCCCACGAAGTTCTGATGCCTTAAGTGATGCAAGTTCATTGGCTAATGCTTCAAATCTTTGTGATTCAGATGATTGTAAAACTCCCGGAAGATACCCTTTAAGTCCGGATGATACTTTCCCGGATTCTAACAATTGCATCATTTCATCAGCGATATTTTTTACTCTATTTGCCCAATCAACGTTCTCACGTAGCTCAGTTAAGTATGGTAAATTTTTTTTCTCTACGGCTTGTTGTTGTTGGCGCACTTCTTTTTGTTCTAATTGCTTTTGTTGAAGGTCGCGTTGTTGTTTTTGAAAAGATAAATTTACCAAATTAGTAGCTTGTTGTTGATTAAGATTAGGGCTTCCTAAAAGAGCCGAAAGAGCGCCTTGTTGAACATTAGGATTCAAATTATTTTGTTGCATTGTAGTTGAATTTTGTTCGTTTCCCAAAAGCTGTGCTAATGCTGATGTATATGCAGATCTACTTGGCTCTGAAATTTTTGATTTAATAATTTCTTTCTGTGCATATTCCGGCAATGACTGTAATGCAGCAATATCATCATCACTAAATCCTAAGCTTTTATAACCTTGTTCATAACTTGGATTAGAAATTGCTCGTTGCTTAATGACTTCTTTTAATACAGTATCGGGCAAGTATCCATACTGCAGTGCTTCATCAGGAGATGCTAAATTTAACAATTGCTGAAGAGCCGGCGCCCGTTGAGTTGCAAGCATTCTTTGTGCTCGATTTTGACTTAATTGAGTCAGTATTCTATCAAGTCCGGCCGTTACGCCTTGAGCAAAATTATTTGCTATTTCGGCTCCTGATGAAATTTCACGAGGTAGAATTGTTATAGCCATAGTTTTTCCTTTGAGTTAAAAATAATATAAAAAAGCTTAGAACTGAAAATTAATGAGCGCTAATGAAATTATTGTAAATATGACGTCGTTCTTTCTACAAATAACAGCATTGCCTCTAATTCAAAATCACTAAATGCAATGTTTGGATCTGCCATTTGCGCATCAGATAAATAAATGTCTAGCTGTATGCATTCTCCATCAGATTGAAAATACAATGGATGCCATAATCTTGTTTGTGCTTGTTCAAGTGGATAAAAAACTGGATTGTATGGAGTTGTTTCTAATATACCTGTTCCCATTATTGCGGTTCCTGATTGTAACATTGATACTTCCGATGACGATGGCCAATAATCTACTGTTATTTGACCAGATGTTGTTTTCTGTACCGCAAAATCAATTCTTTGGAGATACACATTTCTATCTTCTTTGTCATATGGATTCCATTGTTTAGATTGCATTTGTATGTTTGATACTCGTGCCAATGTTCCGCCGCCATTGTAAGTTCCACTAACAACTTGTCCCGCCTTTAATTGAATAGTTATATTGTTTGCATCTATAACAGAAACCACCGGGTAAATACCCATTTTTGTTAAATAATTAACATCAAAATTTGTCATTCCGGAATTATAGACTGCAACCCAATCTCCATCAGATGATGGATTGCTTGCTGATAGATTATGATTAATTACATTTAAATTTATAGTTGCGCCATTATTAGTTAAATTTGTAATTTGTAATGATTGCGAATTTGTAGACGTTTCTGTCGGATCTATAATTACAACAAATCCTTCTTGATTACCAGCAAGGATCTGAATTTGTTGCGCGGGCGTAACATTGCTTTCCCATGTATCATTATTTTCAGCCCATGTCATTGTCAAAGATTGCCAAGTTACATCCGATGATTGTTCAAAATATCCAAAAGCTGTAAATGTATCATCATTATATGACCATGAAGGCGTTCTATAGTTATAAACCAATATACGATTTGGAAATGTTTGTGTAGAAGCTTTGTCGTCATAAGGAACTGCCCAATAAACCATTTCAGCTCTGTAATCTCTGACGCCTGCTATACGAACAGCATTATTGTTCTTTATTACAAAATTAAATATTTCATCAGGAATTATTTGGTCAATTCGTTCAACATTAGATCCATTACAAGAATGTACACCAGTATTACCGATTGTTAAGACTGCTTTGTCGAATGGAACAGTTGAAAAGGTTGATTGTGATCCTAATTCGGTATTTAATTTGTTCCAAATAAATGGAAGTTGTTCATTGCCAGTATAAGATAATTCCCATGTGCTCCGTTCAAAGTAAACTATTAATCGATCTTTTATGAATTCGGCAGATATTATCTGTTCGTCAGTAGATGCGTCAATAAAACCTGCACCAGCTGCATTACTATTAGCAAGTCCCGCATTATCGCTTTGTCCCGGTTCATACCAAGCATTAACTGCGAAAGGATTTCCATTAAATGAATATCTACACCTTTGAGAATACCATGAGTTAACACCTGAGCCTCCGGAATTATCATTTTCTATGGTATTTAATAAAATTAATCTATTTCGAAAGGGCACAATAATTCTTGCGGTTTGAACAAAAGGTCCCGTTTGTGGCGCACCACCGCCTGGCAAAAAATAAAATCCATTTGCTCCACTTGCTTTAGTCCATGTATTTCCATCAGATGTGAACCAAATTGGATCATCAGTTGCGGCACCTACTCCATTTTTATTTGTTACTTGAAAGTTAGTTACAAACATTGTGACTATGTTTGCACCTGAGCCTGATCCAGGAGAAGGTATAATGCCCTTCCAGTTTGCTACCCAGAAAAAATTCATAAATGTTGTATCTAGTTGTCCGTTCCATAATGGTGCTGTTCCCGTTCCTGAACGGACCCAACCCGTTGCTTGAATAAATACATAAGCAAAATAGGGATCAAATGCATATGAAGGATAATCATTAATCGCGCCACTTTCATATTGGGTCAATCCCATAACAGGAAATGATGGATACCAATATACAGCTGTACCTCCGGGTTCGCCAACTATCGTTACTGTGTTTGGATTAACAGTGCTATTTATTGTCGCTGAAGTTGCACCATTAGTTGCTAAAGTTGCTACGTTTGCGCCTAATTGATAGACGGTAAAAATATCACTACCTACTGAGAATATTTGACCTACTTGTAATAATGTATTGGTTGCAGTTCCTGGAATATTAAGTGGCCCAGGAGTATTTCCTATATTAATTCTTAATCTTGAAGTTAGGGGATTGCTTCTTGTCGGTCCCATCAAATAAGATCCGAATCTTTTTCTAACTCGTCCCCGAAAAATATAAGCATTCTTGAGTAGCTCGAATGCATCATCCATGATTTTCCATGGTTTTTTGTCTTTTTGTAATCCGGTAGAATAATTTGATATTAAAAATCTATCGAAAGCCATTTTATATTCTTTCTATTACATATACTGTCCAAGGTAGTATTTACAGAAACAGTTATAATGGAATCTCCTGGGTAAAAAAATTATATGTCCTCAGGATAGATTTTTTTTTGTTGTGTGCAATTGAATTCTAATACTAAATTAACATACATATAATTGCCTGTGCCTGATATGATGTTAAATCATCAACGCCATCATAATATTCCTGATTCTCAAAGAAACTCTTTTGCTCATTAGTTATTGGTTTGTCTTTATGTTTTGATTTGTCTGAATCTGTAAAATATGTGTAATTCTGTCTAAGAAAATTTTCTGCAACTTTAAATGCATCTTCAAAACTCAATCCGTCAGCAAGTGTTTTAAAAGAATATGAATCATAATAAATAACTGTATATCCAGATAGCCCAGCGATTACTTCAAGTTTTGAATTCAATATGCCTTTTACATAGAATATATTTTTTTTCTTATACCAAAAAAAATCAGTATTCAGTAAGTCCACATGTAAAACTACATACTCGATATAAGCTTCTTTCAAAACAATATTTAGCTTTTTGGGTAATTCTTTTAAATATTTTTTTCTATTGTTTATTCGTGGCGTAACATTTTCCAAAGATTGCGTATTATGAAGTCCATAGTTCCTAGAATTAAAATCGAAGATTATACATTCAGATTTATTTATATAATCGCATTTTCTTAGTCCTCGCCCTACTTGTTGTGTCCATCGAACTCGGCTCAATGTAATAGAAGGAATGATACATTCGGTTTCCGGAATATCCAGGCCGGTCGCAAAAACATTGCAGTTGGTTATAACTTTCAATGATCCATTTCTAAAATCATTCAAAATCTCAGCGCGTAATTCATCTGGAGTATCTGCGTGAACACATTGTGCTGCTATTCCACGAGTCCGAAATGTTTTGGCCAGATTGATGGCGGCTTGTACATTTAGTGTAAAAACTAAAGTACGTTTATTCTTAACTTTCTTAAGCCAAGAATCTACAATCATATTCGTAAAGAAAGGCGTATCTACTACTTGGGATAGACTACATTCAACAAAATCTCCATCTTGAATTGCAACTTGAGATAGATCAATATTGTTAAGAATTTTATAGCCTACAGGCTTTACAAGAAAGTTTCCTTCAACTAATTCTTTTATACTTTTTTGAAATACTAGTGTTTTGAATCTTTCGTATAACGCCGGGAATATAGTCGCAGAGAATCCAATCAAGATTTTTGCAGAAGAAATATTTTCGCCGAATCCCAATCTTTGGAACAATTGATTGCAGCCTTCAGAATTAGCTAGATGCGCTTCATCTGCAATTAAACAAGAAAAATCTTGATGAATTAATCTTCTTTCGTTTAATTCAATCTTCGCAGCTGCATACGTAGAAATAACGATCTTCCGATAAAAATCTTTATTGTCCTTGTTCACTATTCCAATTTTTAATTCCGTATTGATTGAATGTAATGTTTGTATTGTTTGATAAATTAATTCGATCGTAGGAACTAAGATTAATGTTCTTAAATTTAACTCAATAATATAATGACAGAAAATTTTGGTTTTTCCTGATCCGGTCGGAAGATTTATTAGCAGGGAATTTTTGCCCTTTAAAAAACTTTCTTTAATTTTATTTATACATTCTTGTTGATAATCACGTAGCTGCATATTCTTGTTTGTAAATTATTTTTCAATTATCTTTATACTTATATATTTTACATATAATTTAAATAATTACATGACAACAATTGAGTCTTCAAAGGAAAAGTTTTTTAGCTATTTACTGTGCATAAAGCGCGTAAGTAAAAATACATATACAAGTTATTTATATGACATTGAACAATTATTTTCTTTTTTAAATTGTAAATTCATTGAAGAGATCTCAATTGATTCTTTAAGAAAATATATCGGTGAATTAAAAAATAAAAATTTTAAAACCAGATCAATTTGCAGGAAATTAACTACTATAAAAACATTCTTCAAGTTCTGCTCTGCCAAATTTGGCATAATTGATCCTGCAATTAACTTGGTATTCCCTAAGGCTGAAGTGAGATTACCAAGATATTTATCTACAAATGAAATAGAACATTTATTTAATATTGCATCATTGGATAAAACTGAAATCGGTATAAGAGACGTGCTGATATTAAAACTACTATATACTACTGGTATACGTATTTCAGAATTGTGCAATCTAAAAATAAGTTCAATTATAGATAAAAAGTTCTTAATAATAGAAGGTAAGGGTGGAAAAGAGAGACTGGTGCCATTACTCGGTCCGGTTGTAGACGATCTTCAGCATTACATCAATGTGACTAGGCAAATAATTAGTAAAAACAAAATATCAGATTATTTATTCCTTCAAAAGAAATCAGATTTTCCATTAAGCAGGTCACACGTTCACATGATATTAAAAATAATAGGTAAATGTGCAGACTTAAAAATTTACCCACATCTCTTTCGTCATTCTATAGCAACTCATATGCTTCACTCAGGAATCTCATTAATGCATATCAAAAATATTCTCGGTCATGAATTTATATCATCTACTCAAATCTACGCTGCAACTAACATTGAGCATTTAAAAAAAGAATATTTTACAAAGCATCCAAGAAGATGAAGTGGTTTAAAAAACCATGCTCTCAATTAATAATTGAATCAACCAGCTAGGTAGATATTTTTTTGCATCATCAATATTAGATTTATCTGTTGCCTGTTCTATCATTACAGTCGTCCCTTCCACAACGATGCTCTCTTTAATCAAAAGATTGTTCATTAATTTAACTAGTTTATTGTCATAAATTTTACTCATGCTATTGGTTAATTCTGCTTTATTAAGATACTTTAAAAAATAGTATGCAATTGAATAAACAATATAAATGCCAACATAAGATTGTATAAAGGAGGTTAGCTTTCCTTCAGTATTGAATGTATTAAATATGCTAAAAAAATTTGTAACCTTTTGAGTCTTTAAGAAAATAGCATGAAATAATTTCATACCGTCGCCATTAAATCCATTAAAGTATGGCAGAAAAGCATAAACAAAATCTAGAATGGAACGAACTGTAATAAAAGTAGATAATGAATCTGCCATTCCAGTAGGAAGTTTGTGTCCAAATTTCTTTAATAAATATAATTGACTAATTTGCGTTGCAGCCCCACAAACGCCCCCCATTGCTATCGTTAATATATATGTCCAACTTTTCTTTTTATCATGTTCATCTTCCTCAGCTGTAGTTACTCCTATATTAGGATTCATTGAATCAAAAGTAATAAATCTATTTGGAATTCCATTTCTATATTTATTATAATCACCAATTATTATTTTTGGATCTAATCCTCGTAATTTGTCTATTGCTGCATGACCCATTTCATGGTTTATAGTACTCATTAAGGTAGCACTATACATTAATGACAGTTTTAAAAGATGATTAGTTATAATATTTGAAAATGCAGGAGCACTATTTAATAATATGAGCAAAAATAAAAATCTCTTAATGCGTGAGAACATAAATTTTACCTAATAGCTTAAGAATATCTTCTTGTGGCATCAAAAAAGCTTCAGCTGTGTTTACATCGGGAAGTTCAAAGCCTAGCTCTCCTTTAGATGTATTGAAAATAAAATGATGCCCTGTTTGTTTAAACTCTAGTGCTTCAATGTTCATTTTTTTTATGTCTTCGTAAGCTTCATTTGTTATTTTTTTAAACGAAGTTAATTGAGATTCACTTTTAAGATCGTCTAAATTAGAAATACTTATGTATGTATCAGTTTCTTTTTTTGCAATCAGAACGAACTTATATTTTTGTTCTTTAGATCTAGGTTCTGTTTTGCCTATGAATCTATTAATTACGGCCGCGATTATAGAACTTCCTTTATTAATCCAACTTTCAACAAATGTCCGCTTCCACACTTTTGAAAAAATGGCAGAAGATCCTTTTTCATGGCTAGTAAAAAAAGTAATATTCAATAGAAGTGATATAAGAACTAATTTTTTAATCATAATCTTTTATATAAAAGGGTTTAAAGTTTTATTGGCCCTATATGTTCAATATTAGGGCTAAATAAGAAAAGTTCAAAAGGGTAGGATAAGAAGAATTTATTGATATCTATAATTACATTATTTTAAACTAATATGACCCAAGCATTAATTTCATATCTCTGATTAAATGTACATTCTAAGTACAATATTTCACTATTGCTCCATTATATACAAAAGTGAGATTTTGTTTGACGTTGAAAGTTTTCTGATGTAGTATTTTGTCGTTCTAAACTTAATCACCAGATAATAAATGTATGAATGACGCTTCAAAACCATCAAATGAACTAGATAAGTTAATTGAATCAAATAATGAAATACAATTACCTTTATCTAATGAACAGTGGATACTAACAAAAGAAATTGTGGATCAACTTAAAAATGATGGTTTAATAAATCAATCGGATAAATATATTGAGTCATTTATAAAACAAAAAGAATTTGAACGTGTTAAACGTGAATTTCTAGCAGAATGGGAAATTAAGGAAATTATTGTTGCAAAAGAAGAATGGTTAATATCAATTACAACATCTACACATGGTACATATAAATATGCAATCAATGATTTGATAAAAAGAGGTTTCATTCCAACAAATGATGAAAGAGGAAATGCTATTACTTTAGGGCATTTTAATTATTGGCCTCATGAAAAAATTCTCGATGATATAAAAAAGTTGGATAAAGTTGACAATGAAGATAGAGATCTTGAAATAGAAGCAAAAAGACAAGTCAGGGCAGCAGCATATATTAGCTTTACAAAATGGCTCAACAGAAAGACATATGGATGGTTCCGAAAAGCAATACCTAACACTCAAAAAAATGAGTCTACATTTTTTAATAGATATGATAAATGCAGAACTGAAGCATTATCCTTAGAACAATGGTATAAATTCATCGATAAACTAGCAGAAATAAATAAACGGGATGCTCTGATTGCAAAAGCTATATTTCAGGGGGCAAAAAGAGTATCAGAAGTTATTTCTGTAAAGCTGAATCAAATTGATTGGGAAAAAAATCTAATTAAATTTAAACAATCCAAAAATGGCAAAACTACAAAATATATACCCGTAAATTATCCACAATATTTTATGCAAGAATTGCGGGAATACATTGATACAACAGCAGCGAATAGAAAGAATGATTTAGTATTTATTACTAGAACTGGCGCGGGAATAACACGATTACGATTAAATTATTCATTTGCTAAAGCCAGTGAAAAATGTCGTTTTACTGATCCTGTTTCGCCACATGTTCTTAGAACGACTTGGGTTACCTATGCAAAACAGCAAGGTGTGCAAGATACAGAAATAATGAAGGTGACCGGACATAGTTCCAGCCGAATGGTTTATAGCTATGATAAGACAAGCGCAGAAGATAATTATACAAAGAAATTAATTTTAATTTGAAAGTTTAACAATATGGTTCATTGAATAATGATGAAAAAAATAAGCCGATTTGGTTTGTGACTATATCGGCTTATTAAAATTTTATAATACTTAATTAAGTACTATAAACATTACATATATGTACATGTTAACATCTTATGTACATTTTCTCAAGTGTATATAAAAATACATGTACATATCAAACAACATTATTAATGAACCTCAATATAAAGAGGTTCACTATGACAAATACAGAATTGCTACAATCTTATCCAGATTTATTGAATGCAGAGCATTTAGTCCAGCTCGGACTTTTTAAAAGTCGCGAGGCTGTCTTTATAAGTAGAAAGCGTAAGATAGATCATCCAGATTATCTAAAAATTGGCAGGAAATATCTTTATCCCAAAACATCTCTCGTCAATTTCATTAATGCAAGAATGGCTCAGGGTTCAACAAATTCATCTAAAGGATAAGATTATGTTAAAAATGATGAGCCCATCAGACCAACCAAATCCAATGGGCAATAAAATTGAATTATCAAATAATATCATTAACAATAATTTTAACAAACAATTACCATTAAGAGATTATCAGCAAGAATGTATTAATAATATTTTTAAACTATTTAAAGAAGGTAAAAACAGACAAATAATTTCATTGCCTGTAGCTGCAGGTAAGACAGTTATATTTTCACATTTAATTGAAGAATTTGGTCAAAAAACTTTAGTTTTAGTTCATACAAATGAATTACAGCAACAAGCAGTAGATAAAATAAAAATGATTTCTCCTAATGCTGATGTTGGAGTTGTTAATCAAGATTGCAAAGAGTTCGATAAAGACATTATCGTATGTTCAATTCAATCAGCAATTAGGGATAATAATTTAGTAGAACTAATTAAAGCTAATATAAAATTAATTATTTGCGATGAAGCACATCATTATGCAACTCTTTCTGCTCGCAGAGTTTTAACTAATTTAGGTTTTGATAAAAATATATCCAATGAAAAATTATTATGTGGATTTACTGCAACTCCATTCAGGTATAAAAGCAAGTATGGTTTAGGTGAAGTCTTCGAATATATAGCATATGAACGTTCAATAAAACAAATGATTGAAGATAGTTGGTTGGTTGAGCCTAAAGCTATAAAAATTTTAAATGATTTAGATCTTTCTGCTGTTCAAACTACAGGTGGTGATTTTGAAGCAGCAAGTTTAGCAGAAGTTTTAGATACTCCTGATATGCATCAGTTAGTTGTTGATTCATATTTACAGAATGGTAGAGGTAGAAAAACTATAGCATTCGGATGTACTGTTAAACATGCAATTAACTTATCTAAATGTTTTAATGAAAACAATATCAAAGCAGATGTAATTTATGGTGATATGCCAAAAGCAGATCGTGAAGAAGTTTTGGGAAGATATGCTAATGGTGATATAGAAGCTTTATGTAATTGCAGTGTTTTGACTGAGGGATTTGATGCACCTCAAACATCTTGTGTAATTATTGCTAGACCTACGCAGTCCATAGGTCTTTTTATGCAAATGTGCGGACGCGCTCTCAGATTATATCCTAAAAAAGATGACGCTTTAATTTTAGATTTCTCCTCAAAAACACATGAGTTATCTTCAGTTACATTATTACTTGAAGATGCAAAAAATATTAAGCAAATTCAAAAGGAAAAAGCTCAACTAGAATTTATTCAATCATTACCGCGAAATTTAAATCCAAAACTTAAGTCAGCACTAAAAAGAAATATAAATTTGCTTTCTGAAGAATTTAAATGGGAAAAGCAAACAAGCGGTTATGCCCTAAAATCATCCAAAGATTGTTATTTAAAAATCATCCCCGAAAATGAAAGATTCTCAGTTGTTTTCGATAAAAAGAATTCTATTGAAATTATTGCTCAGAATTTAAGTTTCGATTATGCATTCGCTGCAGCTGATACTTTTGCAAAAGAGAATAGACGATTATTTATTTTAAGCGATAAAAATGCTGCTTGGAACAATGAGCCAATATCCGAAGGGCAAATTAATACTTTGCATAAATTTAGATACCGCAGTGGTCTTGATCACTTATCAAAAGGCCAAGCATCGGTAATTATAGATTTTCTAATAAAAAGTAATTAGTTATGATATTAAAAATTAAGGCTGGTCGGTTTGAGCTTGGCCAGCCTGCACAAGGAAATAGATAATGAATGACATAACAATAATACCACCAAAACAAATATCAAGAAACGAATTTGAAGTAGAAATTAATAATAATATTTTACAAGAATTGAATGATATTAAATATAAATATATTCCAGAGGAATCATGGCCAATATTAGACAAAGAAAAATATGCATTAATCAAACGAATTGATAACATCAATAATGCATTAAGCTCACATAATCAAAACAAGTTTATAAATAATTTTGATGATCTTATAAATTCTAATTTTGAACCAAATTCAAAATTGTCTCAGGCTACAGCTGAAACATTAATGGAACTAAAAGAAGATATCCATAAGCTATATAAAGAAATAGAAATTTTTTTTAAGAAAGCTAATTCTATTTTTATCGGCTCAAGCATATCATCACTTGTTGATACTGCAGAGGAATTATTAATTGAAAAAGCCACTAATATTTATCAAAGATGTAGAAAATTAGTTTGTGTAGTAAAAATATCATCAATTCCCAAAGTAAAAAAAGACAAAATAAAGAGATATGAAGATCCTTATGTTATTACAATAATAGACCATTTATATTTGACCGAAATATTAACAAGGTTAGCATCATGGTCAAAATATGATGGTAGAAGTGATTCTATTAAAGTAATAGACAATTGCCCTGAGAAAATAGCAAAACATTTAATATCAAGACCACATAACAAACTAAGAGTTTTAAATGGTTTTGTTAATGCCCCAACAATGCGCCCTGACGGAACTATTTTTGATGAACCAGGTTACGATCCTGATACAGGACTGTTATTTATATCAGAAAATAATAATTTTGAGAAAATTCCAGATAATCCAACTAAAGAAGATGCTATTGAATCATTAAAAATATTGAAAAATATATTTAGAGATTTCCCTTTTGAAAATCCACTTAGTGAATCTATAGCCATATCTTGGATTTTAACAGTTGCTGCGCGCAAAGCCCTACCTACAGTGCCTATCAATTGTTTTTCTTCTCCAATGCCTGGAACTGGAAAAACTTTAATAAGCGATTTAGTTTCATTAATTATAACGGGCAAACGTTGTGCTGTCATGGCTTATACTGGTAATGAAGCGGAAGATGAAAAAAGATTATTCTCATCTTTAATGGCTGGCGATCAAATTATTAATTATGATAATATTGATAAAGATTTTTCTAGTTCAATAATTTCCAGTCTTGTTACTGCAGAATATTTTCAAGGCAGAAAATTAGGAGTTAATGAAAATCATGCATTGATCAATAATTTAGCAATCTCTGCAAATGGGAATAATTTAATAATCTCAGGTGATATGCCACGACGAACCTTACTATCAATTATTGATGCTAATGTTGAAAATCCAGAAAACAGAAAACTTCCTGATATTAAAACTGAAGTTATTGAAAATAGATCTAAAATTATCAAAGCAATTTATACAATATTGATTGCTTATAAAAAGGCTGGTAGTCCAAACAAGGTTAATCTCGGTAGCTTTGAAGATTGGAGTGATCTTATTCCATCAGCACTTTGTTGGCTGGGATTACCAAATCCATGCGATAGTATAAAAAGGATTAAAGCCGAGGACCCCAATAGGATTGCTATATCAAATTTATTAGAAAGTTGGTTTGATGTTTTTGAATCAAAAGCAATGCCAATAAAAAAAGCAATTAAATTTATTATTATAAACCCTGATAAAGAAAATAAACATTCTAGACTTAAAGAATCTTTTATTTGCTTAGCTCCAGGTAAAAATGAACTTGAAATCGATACTACAAATTTAGGTAGAAAAATGCGTGAATATAAAAATAATATTATTGGTAATTATCGTTTAGAGACTGATGGGTTTGATCATGGAAGTGTTTGTTGGAGAGTTTTAAAAATCGGGAAATCCTCTCAAAGTGCTGATTGAGTCCTTGATTTCAATATTTTGGGGTGGGCAGCGGGGTAGGACGGGGTTGTTTAAGCGCTTATATGATAAATTGTTTTTTAAAACTATTTTTTCTTACCATTGAAACAATTAACCCAGTCTACCTAGTCTCCCCACCCAACTTCTTGGGATTATCGATTGGATAATGATTAATATAGAAATTGCTCAATATTTGTATTATAAAAAAGTAATATCAAATAAAAATTAGAAAGGCATTATAATACAAATTGTATAACATTATTATTTAGACTAGGTAGACTGGGTAGAAAAATTAATTGTTATAAAAATGTAAATTTAATTTTGCTTTACTAAATGAAAGTTAATTTTTTTAAGGAAAAAATATGATTCTTCTTGAATTGGTAAGTCAAATAGGTCTCAATCCAAAATGGAAGGCTGGCACACACGGTGGAGAATATAGCTCTGAATGTCCATCTTGTGGAGGTGAAGACAGATTTTTTATTCAACCTAACCGCAGAATGAAAAATTGTGTTGGCTATTATAAATGTAGGCAATGCGAAATCAGCGGTGATTCAATTCAGTTCTGCATAGATTTTCTTGGTTATACTTTTAAGGAAGCTGTTCAACGAGTTGGTGCTAAAATTTCTGAAACTAATTTGAATTATCCGCAGTACAAAGTAAATAAATTTAAGCCTGTGAAATTAATTGCTCCTTCAGCAGAATGGATAGATAAAGCGAAAGTATTTGTTGAATGGTGTCATGCAGAAGTATGGAAATATTCAGATATTTTAACTTTTTTAAACAAACGTGGTTTACCAAAAGATGCAATTATCAAATATAAGATTGGTTACAATCCTAATACTATTTTTAGAGATAGATCTTCATGGGGATTAGTTGAAGAAAAAGATGAGAAAGGTAATACAAAAAAACTTTGGTTACCTGCAGGCATTGTCATACCATCAATTGAATTAAATGGAGATGTAACTCGTTTAAAAATTCGAAGGACTGATTGGAACGAAAATGACAGTATTCCAAAATATATTGCAGTTACTGGTAGTATGAATGGGCTTAATTTAATTGGTGATTTGAATAATAGAATTATGGTTATTGTTGAGTCTGAGTTGGATCAATTTGTTTTAGATTATTGTGTTGGGGATATTGCTTTTTTTGTTGCTGTTGGAAGTAATCTTAAAAATCCAAATTATCTTGTTGATGACTTAGCAAAAAAATCTAAAACTCTTTTAATTTGTCATGACAATGACGAAGCAGGAAAAAAAATGTTCCAAAAGTGGGAACGCTTATATTCTCATTCTATTGCATATCCTACGCCAATCGGCAAGGATATAGGCGAAGCCGTTGAACGAGATTTTAATATTAGAGAATGGATTATGGAAATCACAAAATAACATTCGCCTGCGCACTAACATTATAATAATATCCGCACATTATTACTGTTGCGATGATTGTAAAAGAATTCATTTGGCTTGGTTGAATAAATAGTTTTTCTGTTTCATAATTCTTATTAAATTATTAAGCAGCTCTTCATGATTTTTAAATTGATTTGTCATTTTTTCCCCTGGTTTCAATAGCAATACTTTGTCAATGAAGCTTTTTATCTGTTACTTTATACGTTTACATTATTATGTTATATATCTAACAGTATATATAAAGGGACAGTATATGAAAAGACAAGAACGCACAAATAAACTAAAGCCTATAGAAAGAATTTCAAAAGACTGTGACTATTTAGGTTATATGTCTGACACTTCAAATAATTTTTATCCTTCAAAAAGTCAGTGGAGAGAACGCCTTTGCTATACCATGTTAGAATGGGCAGAGAAAGATCACAATGCACTTGAAGATGATTGCAAAAGAATCCACTTGGCTTGGCTGATAAAATAACATTCTCTCGCCCGCGCGCACTATCATTATAATAATATCCGCCAATTAATGTACTTATACGATGTCCTGAAATTTGAAATCAATCGAGTTGTTATTGTATAATCATAAGTTTGATTTATAGCTGTCTTATGTAAGGCGAGTTTTTGTGATTAATTTAAATAAATATTATGATTGTTAATTTTATTCTGCTAATATGACTCGGATATTTTGTAAGTTAAAACTAAAAAATGTTAAGCTAATCTATTTTCTTTGATGTCACGCCATTTCAAGTGCAATATTTTTCAACTAGTTCTTTATTTCTGTTACTTTATCTAGTTACATCTTTATGCTATAAATGTTGTGGAGGCCAATGACTTATGAAAAAACCAGAACGCATAAATAATCTAAAAGCTATAGAACCCGTTTCCAAAGATTGTGCTTACTTAGGTTACATGTCTGATACTTCGAATAATTTTTATCCTTCCAAAACACAATGGCGGGAAAGATTGAGATACTCAATGTTAGAGTGGTCTGAAAAAGAAAGCTCTTTAGAAGTTGAACAATTTTGCATTGAATATAAGATTCCAAAGCGCACATTATATCATTGGGCTAAACAATATGACGATATAAGACAAACAATTGATGATGTGAAAATAATTATAGCTTCTCGTCGTAGAGTCTTTTCCATGACTAATAAAATCAATGGGAATTACGCATATAGGGATATGCACAGGCTTGATCCTTCATGGGTGGAAGTGGACCAGTATCACGCGAACTTAAAAAACCAAACTGAGCAAAATAATTTTGAGAAAATAAAAGAATTATTGGTAGCAGCTCAGAAGCCGTTTTGAAGGAACCTAAATGATAAATGAAAATAAGATTCTGTCTAAAAAATATGTTATTCAAACTTTGAAAGGCGTCTATGAAGACGGAGGAATGCAAGCTATAGAAGAAGTATTCAAAAACATACTTCAAAATAATACTATTCGTTCAAAAAAGTTAGTTACCACTTTGTGGCCCGTGGCCTATAAATTAGATACATGCGAATCTGATTGCTTTGAAGATCTTGATAAGAAAAAAATTTGGGAATGTAAGTGTAATGGTGAGCATGTCTCTGTATTGCTAAACGAAAATGAATATACCATTGGTAACTCCTAGTTAATAAATTCTGATAAAATTTTGAATGAATTTTGTTCTGCCTTTGTTAAAAAATCGATAGAGATTCTTTTAAGTTGTCCTGATTTAATAAGTTCAGCAAAAAATAATTCATCACTCATGTTGTTACTTTCTGCTTCATTGTGTAAAAATTCTTTTACGATTGAAGGGAATCTTTATAATAATGCCATGGCAATCTGTTCTATTTCGGCATCATCAAAACATGTAACTATAGCTTTTAAGAGCATCTCGCTTGTTAAGTTTTTCATTTTTAAATTATTTTTACAAGCATGCTGTCCTGCTGGTAATGTTATGACAGTATACTTTATACAGCATTAAATTTTACCATCAACATAATTAAAATAATGCCTCTTTTATCCTTTAATAAGGCGATATGTAGTTACTGTCATATTGTTTGTTGCAATATGACAGTAACATTTGTTTAAGATCTTTTAAATAGAAAGGATAGAGTATGCAAAGGTCTATTGTTTTTTGGAGCAATAAGGGTGGAACAGGTAAAACAAGTTCATGTTAAAATATCAGCGCAGGGTTAGCCAAGTTAGGGAAAAAGGTCTTGTTGGTAGATTGTGATAGCCAAGGGCATAGCACGATAGGATTAGGTGTTTCAACAACTGAAAAATATACATTGGCTGAATTACTGATTGATGAAAATGTAAAAGCAAAAGACGTTGTACAAAAAACTTATATAAACAATTTGGATATTATTCCCAGTGATATCTCTCTTGCAGTAGCTGAAGCTAAATTATCACAAATGCCTGCAAAAGCA